TTGGCGCTGACGGTGATGGGCTGCGCCGTGCCGGTGGCCGTGGCGCTGTTGTTTAACGTGACCTGTGTGCTGCTGTCGATCGAGGTGATGTAGGTTAATGCAGGCAGGTTAGCGCTGACCACCGCCATGCCCACGGTCAAACCGGTTGTGTTGGGGCTGATGGCAGTGATTTGAAGCGATCCGCTGGTNGTTGTGCCGGTGACATAGAGNTCAGCAGTGAACGAGATCGCTGTGCCGGTTGCCGTGGCTGCGGCGCTCAGGGTAACTGTTCCGCTTCCCACACTCGAGATGGTCGTATTGGTCGGNACGTTNAGACCATTNACGCCTTGACCGGCCACCAAGCCTGTGGTGCTCGAGACAGANGTGATGACGTTTGACCCGCTGGTCGTGTTGCCNGTGAACATGACCGTGGTGGTCAGCTGGATCTGCACCAGACCGTTCAGCGGGTCGTAGGTGTAGCCGTAGGTTCCATTTTGGAGCACCAGCTTAGGCGTCGCACCCAAGCAGGACGCGAATGTGTAGACACCGGACGTGTCGACAGTGCCGGAAATGGCCACGCCGTCCTTGTACAACTTGTTGCCAAAGATCGTGTAAAGGCTACCGTTCCAGTTGTACGAGCCCAAGCCAGCAGCTGCTGTGGAGATGCTGCCGGCCGCGTAATAGGAGAACCCAGGGCGCTTGTAGACCTCAATCTCGCCGCTGGACCCTTGTTCCACGTAGCCATTGATAATTTTGGCGTCGCGGTCGGTGGTCTCGTCCCGGTTTGAGGGTTTGACGGCTAACGGCAAGCGTTGTGGTTCGCCCATCACTCATCCTTATCTGAAGCTCGACACAGCGTAACCGGTACGCTGATCCGGTGCGAAGCTGGTCGGTGCATCTTCCACGTCCCAGTCCTCGAGCATCATGCGGAATTGATTGGCACGACGCTCACACCGGTCCATGATAGCCTGTGGCTGACCAGTTGCCAACTCATCCGCGAGACCCCAGCGCAGACCCATAGCCCACTCAGTCGGGAAAGCCATGTCGTCAGTCAAACTGACCATGTTGGCCACTTGAGTCTGCGTGACGAGGTGGGCCTGACCAGTGGCGGCGTTGGCGTCAGGGATCAGCCAGAACGACACCTGCAACTGGTACTGCTGCTTGTTGACGAAGTACGAGTTGAGCTGGCCTTGCTGGTTGACCTGGGACAGGGTGACCCAGTCGTGCCATGACAGCGGGATCAGGGGGCGGCGCACCTGGGTCTGGTCGATGTAGTAAGACTCGATGATCCGGGTGGGCTTGGTCAAATAGCCCGTGCTGACGCTGCCGTTGGGGTAGGTCGGGGTGTAGGTGGCTTGGCCAGGGATCAGCGTGATGGCGATGTCCTCGATCAACCAGAGCTTGAGCCCCTGCGTCTGCCACAAGTTGGCTACGTCATTCATGCGAGTCAGCCCATCGGCGTATTGCTCGCTCGTGGGCTGGTCGCCGTCTTGAATGAGCCCGGCGTCTTTGTACGCCATGCGGATGATCCGCTGGGCCGTGAGGTAGTTGGTTTGTGGGGTAGGGGTGCTCATAGTACGACCACCTGTGCGTTGACGGGAACTGCTTGGCTGAACGTGATTGTAGTGTCGTTCGTTCGAGTGTAGCTTTGCCCGTAGATCTGGAAGATCCCGTTGATGAACACTTGACCCACCACAGTCGAGGGCACAGTGAATACAGTCTGTCCTGAAGTGGCCGTAAAAACTGTAGGAGCGGTAGATCCGCTAATTGCCTGGGTGACTGCGTTCAGCCACGCAGCTGACACCGGGGGTCCTACAAGATCAACATACGTAACGTTTAAAGGATTGCTCATGGTGTTGTTTCCTGTTTAATCCAAGGCAGAGGTGGGTTAGCAGCAATAGCAGCCAGTTGACGAGCTAATTGACCCGCTACTTGGGCTTCTGTGTCTGGTTGCAGATTAGTCGTAATTGTAGTGGTTGTGTTACGAATATCATCAACCAAAGTGTAAGTTACAGGCTCAAAGCACCAAGCTAAAACTTGCTCAGGTTGCAAGTCTGCATAAGGTGTAAACGGGTTTGCTGGCTCACCCAACTTAGCCGTACCAGCAGCCGCAGCGGTCAAATTGTTTACGTCATCTGTGCCAACACATAACCAATCGGCATAGATTACAACGCCATCGTTGGCGTTGTTCACCGTCATCTTAGGAATTGACCATTTGTAAGTGATAGCCATGATTAGTTTGGATACCATTTGTTATCGGCTGCTCGGAAAATAAATCCTACTGCTGTGCCAGCCGAAAAAGATTGCGTAATAGTTGCACCGCTCCAGAAAGAATAGCTACCAGTTGTTGTAAACGTCATGGACGTAATGGTTTTGGTTGTTGAAATACGCAACACTTGACCATCCAAAGGAGGATTAGTCTGAGGCATTGTTAAATTACCAGATGCTAATGGAGAAGCATTGGGATTAAGAACTAAGTTCCAGACACCATTAGGAACAATAAAACTTGTGCCATCCCAAGCATCTTTAAAAAGATAGGGGAAAGGTGCAGGGCCAGCGCCAGAAATAATGTCGCTAACGCTACCAGTAAAGCTCCAGCCAGCAGGTTGAGCCGCTTTAGTTGCTGAACTTGGTTGAGTAGCGTTTCCAAGAATACCTGTTGACCCATTGGCAAACAATACAGGTGTTGTTGGATAGTTTGCACCTTCAACAACAATATCACCTATTGTTTGACCAGTTCCAGCAAGTCGCACACCAATTGAATACTTAGACGCTGGCACGCCATTTATACGAACTTTTGCCCAAGTATTGTATCCAGTTCCAGTTAATTCCATTGCTGGATAGCCAGAACCAGCGCCAGCGCCATAAATTGCCTCAATTACTGCAACACCTACAAAGTCACCTGTACCGGCCCAATAATGACGACCATCGCTAACAACACTATCAAAGAAACAATTAGAACCATCGTGATATATTGCATAATCAGAAGTAGGTTGACTACCGCCAGAAATACCGCATTGCGTAGCAAATAATTTACCAAAACGGTTATAAACGCCTCGGGTTTTAAAAGAATAACGTGAAATACCAACACATTCTATGTCTTGGAAATCGCAATCAAATACTTCACTTGCATTTATATCACAATCAATTACCAACCCATCTTGGAAACCACGAATAAAAATGTGGCGAACAGCACATCTCCAAATGAAATGAGGGCTTCTTGCATATAACTGCACACCAATCCCTGTGTTTGAATAAGAGCTATCAAGTTTTGAATCAATAATAAAATTTTCAAGTATGCAACTAATGCAATCAGTTGTCATATTAACAACTGGCAATGACGTATTGGCAGGGATTAGTCGTGCGCCAGAAGTGCCATATTGACCTTCTGATTCACCAAGCAAATAAATTCCTTCTGCGCCGCTTAAAGTAATGTTGCATTTATAAACGCCTTTAGGAAACCAAATGCAGCCACCAACAGCAATAGCCGCAGCAATAGCCGCTGTGCTATCAGTTGCTCCAGTTGGGTCAGCGCCATAGTCCAGCACATTCTGTGATGCGCCAGTAATCATTGAATAGCTTGCTTTGGTCAAAGACATTTGTTTTCCTTAAATCGTTGTGTATATGGCTGTGCCAATCATCCGAACACCAGAAAGAGCTGCATTGGTTACGTTTGCGCCACCAAGAGTGCTGGGGTAAAAATAAGACTGGTTACGCGCAATATCGCCTGTTATTGCAGTAGCGTAGGTAATATATCCCCAACATACAGAAGCATCATGTGTTGGGCCGTTTTTAATTGGCAAAGATATTACTGCGGCAGCGCCGCTGGCGTTAGCTGGATAAGTAATATCAAACCAAGCGGTCACTTGACTGCCAATGCGAATGTAAGTCGCTGTTCGGTTAGCAGTAAAAGTTAAGCTAGCACCACTTTGATCTGTTGCTGTCCAAGTACCTTCTTCATACCAGTTTAGATTCTGGCTTGTCATCCCCGATGCGGGAGTGTTGGCTGTGAAGTTGATGCCAGTACCAGCGGTATCTTGAACAATGTTGCCGCCAAATTGAATTGTTCCACCATAAGGCTGAAGTTCAAGAATACCGCTTGACGCACCGCCATTGGTTGTTTGA